GCCAGCAACCGACGGAGCTTACGAAGCCGCTCCGTTTGGTTTCGGACGTTCGCGCCGGCATCCAAGCCGCCGCGGGGCTGCTCCGGGTTCAACCCAGGACCACCGCGGGGCGGCCGAGCAACTGCCCTGTCGCCGCGCTCGGGGATAAGCCGATGATGCGGAACGATGTCGGTTGATCGCTGCCAGGGATGAAGGCGCCGGGGGCAGACCGCACAGGTTTCAGCTCGTTCTGCTTTGCTCAGCCAACCATTCCATGGAGCCGACCGCCCATTGGGGTCGGTTGGGCGGCGGTTTGCGGCGCTGCTCGGCCTCTTCGGCGAGCTGCCGGTAATATTCGAAGATGCCTTGACCGGGGAACGGGCGCTTGAACCAGTCAAGGAACTGCGCGGTCGAGTCGACCTGGTCATCGTGCTTGCCCTTCGGGAACACGGTCAGCTCGTGCAGGTACTCGTCGAGCCACGGGGCGGTCGCGGGGATATAGACAAAGCCGTTCTCGATCAGGGTGGTCTGCGCGTGCAAGCGCATGATCTTGTCGGTCGTCGGCTGATAGCGCGTGACGCCGTGGGAGCCATCGGCGATCAATTCCTGGATCAACTGGGTGCCTGAGGCTTTGTCCTCGATCAGCACGACGCTGGCTTGAAACAGGTTCTGCTGCTCGCGCACTGCGCGTTTGAGCGCGGGATATTCCAGTCGCCGGCGGAACACGCTGAGCAGAAAGAGGTGCTTGCCCTTGATGCCCCAAGTCGTGCACACGGAATAGTCGCTGAGCTCGCTCGCTTTGTTCGCAGTGTCCCAGCTTTGCACGATGCGATCGAATTGCTCCGGCAGTTCACTCTGGCGACAGCACTTGAACCATTCCGCTTTCACCATGCCGCCGCCCAAGGGGGCGGGGGATTGCTGGTACTGGCCGGCAAAATTGTATTCGCCGATCGTCCGGCGGATGCGATCGAGCGTATCCAGCGGCTCGCGCTTGGGATGCAAGGCCTCGCCCTGCCGACGCCGGAAGCATCGCGGCCCCAAGATCGTCTCGATCTGGTGTGATTCATCTTCTTCCGCGATCGCCGGGAATCGGAGGACCTCCCATTCCTCCTGACCGAGGACGTGGCCGACGAGGTCGTCCTCGTGCAGCCGTTGCATGACGATGACAATGGCGCCGTGACGCTTGTCGTTGAGCCGGCTATAAAGGGTGTGATCGTACCACTCGTTGGCGGCTTGTCGCTGCGCGTCGGAGAGCGCCTCCTCAGGCTTCAGAGGATCGTCGATCAGGATGATATCGGCGCCCCGTCCAGTCAGCACGCCTCCAGTCGAGGTAGCGAGCCGGTAGCCCTGACGGGTGGTGATGAACTCCTGCACGGCCTGGCGGTGCGGCGCCAGGCGGGTCGGAAAGGTCTGTCGGTACCACCGGCTCATCATGATGCCGCGACAATCGCGGGCGAGCTTATCGGCGAGATCCTGGGCGTAGCTGACGCACAAGAGCTGGGCTGAGGGATCGTGCCCCAGACACCAGGCCGGGAGCGCGACCGAGGCCATCAAGGATTTCAGATGACGCGGCGGCAGGTTAATAAGGAGCCGTTTGATCCTGCCTTGCCGCACATCGGTCAGCTTGGCGGCGATGACCTCGAGGTGCCCGTTCATCGCCAACTCGGTCTGTGGGTTGAGCTCATGAAAGCAGCGCGCGGCGAAGGTGGTAAAATCCTGCCGCAGCAGTGCGTCGTACTGAGCCCGGGTCAGGTTTTCGATCATCCGCTCTCTGTTGTCGAAAACCGGGCCCTCAGCTGCTCGATCACTTTTTCGTCGGCTGCAGAGAAACCGGAAGTCTCGGCAGAATCGGGCTCGGTGTGGCCTTCGATGTCGCGAAGCATGTCGAGCAGGATCTTGAGGGCGCGCAGATCGGCTGTGGCCGAGCGGTTGACCAGCTGTGTGACGATGGCCTCGCGCTTGGTGATGTTGCGACGCCCGCCCTCTTCGGTCACGACGACGCGCTCATTCAGCGCTTCGTTGAGCAGTGTCTTGAGGTTCTTCGAGCCGCTCGGCCGACCCCGGGGGTTGCCGGATTGGCCTTTCTTGAAGCGGGTGTGGCGCGGCGGTTTGCCATAGCCTACCTCATAATCGCTCGACGCTTCAGGGGGCATTTGCGGCCTCCACTTCGCGGGCAAGCTCGTCAAAACACCGGCCGCTGCCGACCTGGATCGCGCTGTCGCCGGTCAGCGCCTGCCATCGGCGAACAATCGTGTCGACATAGGCGGCGTCCAGCTCCAGCCCGTAGCAGCGCCGGCCGGTGCGCTCTGCGGCGATCACCGTCGTGCCGCTGCCGAGAAACCCGTCGAGCACGATGTCGCCGCGGGCCGAGCAGTCGAGGATCGCATCGGCGACCAGGGCGACCGGTTTGACGGTCGGATGCAACGCCAACAGATTGCCCTCCTCGCCGCAGCGAGCGAAGGAGTTGGCTCCGGGATAATGCCAGACATTGGCGCGATTGCGCCCGAATTGGCCAAGCTGGACATTGTTGCGATGCCCGTCGTGGCCCTGTTTGAACACAAAGACCAGCTCGTGCCGGCTGCGATAAAGCGAGCCCATCCCGGCATTGTCTTTGACCCAGACGCACAGGTTTTTGAGCTCGGCATAGGCGGCGCGGCCGGCCGCCATGAGCTCCTCGACATGCCGCCAATCGATGCAGATGAAATGCAGCGAGCCGTCGAGGCTGAACCTTGCCAAGTTGGCGCAGGCCTGACCGAGAAACGCCGTGAATTCGGCACCGTCCATCTCGCCGGACGCCATCGGAAACGGCCGGTGGTGGATCGCGCCGAGCCCGCCCGCATGACCATCGATCCGCACGTTGTAGGGCGGATCAGTGAAGACCATTGCCGCGCGTTCCTCGCCCATCAGCCTGGCGAAAGCGGCGGGATCGAGAGCATTGGCGCAGATCACGCGGTGTCTGCCGAGGCGCCATACATCGCCGATCTGGCTGATCGGCGGGCTGTTCGGCAAGCGCGGCAGCAGATCTGCCACGTCGTCTTTCCGGTCGACCGGGTCTTCGAGCGAGGCGATCCGCAGATCGATTTCGCCCATCTCGAAGCCGGTCAGTTCCAGATTGAAATCCAGGCCGAGCAGCGACAGATCCTTGAGCTGCTCCGCCAGGAGCCGGTCGTCCCAGGTCGCAATCTCGGCGAGCCGGTTGTCGGCAATCATGAAAGCGCGGGCCTGTGCCGCGGAGAGATGATCGAGGCATACTGTCGGCACCTCGGTCCAGCCGACCTCTCGACACGCCAGGAGCCGGCCGTGCCCGGCGCGCACGTTGCCGTCGCGGTCGGTCAGGACCGGGACGTTGAAACCAAAGGCTTTAATGCTGGCGGCGATCTGGCGGATCTGTTTTTTGCTGTGATGCCGCGGGTTGGCGGGATCCGGTTTCAGCTCGTCGATCCGCCGGTAGAGGATCTGTAAGGGTGGGGGTCGGCCGGTCCCCGTCGGACAAGCCGGCTGGCGGTTCGGGGATTCCATAGGATCTGCTCCTCAGCGTGCGCCAATGCGAGGGCACGCAGGTGGGTCGCACCGCCAGGAGCATCGAGTTCACAAAACCTACAAAAATTTGAAGCTACTAAGCCTCTACCAGCCGCATCGTGATCAGCCGGGCCGGATCGATCGGCAAGCCGTTCGTATTGGTGATGATCGAGGCGTGATACTCAGCGGCACGGATCACGCATTCGACAACCCATTGGTTGAAGAGAAACGTCTCCCAGCCGAGCCGGTCGATGCTTGGGAAAGCCAGCTGTAAGAAGAGCTGCACCGCACTCGCGATATGAATCACCGGCAGGCTCGGGCGCCATATGCGGGTTTCGACATTGTCCGGATCAGTTTGCCCGGTGTCCTCGAGCACCAGACGCGCCATTCGGTTGATCGACACCCGCCGCGGACGCTCGGTTATCGGGCCGGATATTGCCTCTTTCAGAAAACCAATCGCCATGCGCCCGGCAACCATCCGATCGCGCAGGCGACGCTGTAACGTGCGCAGATCCTGCCTGACCTCGTCCGAAGTCCGCAACGCGTAAAGTGGTTTGATCGGTTGTGGATGCAGTGCCCAGTCCGGTGCGATTTCGCACACAACTCTGAGCGCGTGGTGACAAAGCGAGGCGTGGACTGCCGCACGTTTCGCCTCTTCGCTGTCTCCGGGATAAGCGAGCACACTGATCAGCGACGCCCCCGCCTCGTAAACCGTGAAACGGTGGAAATCGATCAGATGTAGGGTCATGGTCAAATTATCCTCAAACAGTCTTGAATGTGATTCAATGAGAGGCAAATTTTGGTTCTTAACGATCGAACGCGTCTCTATTCGGACAGCGGTGTTCATCCGGATCAACGTCCCAAATGAACTTTGAACCAGCTATGCTTTTGAATATAATGTCGCAATTGTCTTCCGCTACCCTCGACCCGGCGTGCACCGGTTCGTTCCGGTAATTGCCCGCGGGATTGCGTGTGAATAGCGGTTCTTCCATTCGAGGACGTGAACCCGTGCCGATCGACACCGACGCCCCGGGCTGCAGCGTCTTCGCTAGCATCTGCGCTTCAACGCTCAGACGGGTGCGCCTTCGCGGCGAGGTCAGCTCGGAGACGCTGCAGCAGGCTCAGGGGCTCAGAGGCTCCCCAAATTGGGGGAGCCAAGCTAAGATTCCCTGATCAGGGCAAAAACCTCCCTGATCGGCCGATTTAATTCCCTGTTGCGGCGAAATAAGTTCCCTGTTCGTCTGCGTAGGGAATTGCTCCGTAACAGGCTGAAAAGGTTGCCGCTTTCGGACCGCTGTCGCGGCGAGAGGTGCTCAAACGGCCACAATTGCCTGTATTATCCCAGCTAGCAGGGAATTTGGCTTCAGAGACG